ACATTGGATATAGAGACAGGCACGTTTACTCCTGAAAAAGAATAACATAACGGAGATACAAAATGGCAGAGAGATTTATTTCCCCCGGCGTATTTACTCGTGAGAACGATCTTTCGTTCTTGCCGCAGGGCATCGCAGAAATTGGTGGAGCGTTCATCGGACCAACGGTGAAGGGCCCGGCATTCGTGCCAACGATTGTCGAGTCGCCTGATGAATACCGGGATCGATTTGGTACGCCTCTTCCTGAGTTCTATGCCGGTCATGCGGCAATCAATTACTTGAAGGACGCACGCCGGGCAACTATCGTCCGTGTGTTGGGCCTAGGCGGTTATGCTCATACGGATGCAAATCCGTTGGTGTTGCAGTTGTCATCTGCTTCGGTCAATATCGCGGCAGGCTTGATCTTTCCTACCCGTAATACGGCAGCAGTCACGCCCGTAGCATTGGTTCCTACTTCTGCCTCCATCAGTGGTTCGCCAGCGAGTTTTGGCCTATTTCTTGAAAACGGAAACGCTGCATCTTCGTCTTTCACCGGATCGTCACTGATCACTACTGACTCCGACTATATTGGTAATTTGCTTGGCTCATCGCCAGCCGGCACCGCAGTTGGATTTATGCTGCTTTCGTTCCCACGAGCGATTGAGGCATTTGGTGGCGCTGCTTCGGGTTCGGCATTCTCCGCCTCGTTGGCAAGTGGTTCGTATTTTTATGACTTCAACGGCGCCGCATTTGGTGGTTTCAACCACGCATCAACGCCGTGGATTCAGTCGCAAACTTTTGGTGTAGTCGGCGTAGGACCACGATATAATCTGTTCAAAATTCATAGTTTCAGCGACGGTGATGCATCAAATCGTGAGTTGAAAGTTGCAATTCAGTCAACACGCCCAGCAGCATCGACGGCAGATGACCAGCACGGTCAATTCAGCCTTGTTGTTCGTACGTTTGACGATACGGATGCACGCCAGACTGTCATTGAACAGTTTGACAATTTGAGTCTTGACCCGGATTCGGCAAACTTCATTGCACGACGTATCGGCGACATTCACTTTGTCTTCGACACAAACGATGAGTTGGTCGAAAATGGTCAGTATCCAAACAATTCTCGCCGCATCTATGTAGAAATGGCAGATGGTATTGAAAGTGTTCCTGATACGGCACTTCCGGTCGGCTTTGCAGCATTGCAATCACCGATTGGTGTGAGCGGCAGCATCACGCTTACGGTTCCATCAGCATCCTATGTTACGACTCGATTTGTTTCAAGTGTCGAAAACCTCAAGACGCATTATGGTTTTGATTATGATGATGCTACCAACCTTGCATACTTGAATCCGGTTCCTCGATTCGCTGAATCAATCGGTGCAGCATTCAGCCTTGAAATTCTGGACGCTACCGATGCAGATGTAACCGGCGCCGTTATTGCTGGCACGGTTGCCAACAGCAGCCTCCGCAAGTTTGTGGTTCCGCTACAGGGCGGCTTCGACGGATTGAACCCCGCTCGCGTGTTGGCAGTCGATGCTGACATTGCAGCAACCAACACACAGGGATTTGACCTCTCGACTTCTACGGCGAGCGGCTCGTTGGCATTCAAGCGAGCAATCGACGTGATCTCGAATCCTGAAGCATTTGACATCAACTTGATCGTGATGCCAGGCGTCATCTACCAGTATCACCCGTATGTTTGTCAGTTGGCCATCGATATGTGTGAGGCTCGTGGGGATGCGTTCTACATCATGGATGGGGCAGCATATGGTTCAACGGTTGACACCGCACTCAACAATGTCGCAGGTCTTGACACTAACTACGCTGGCACATACCACCCGTGGGTCAAGATTCTTGACATTGGCGTGAACCGTAACATTTGGGTTCCGCCGTCAGTCGCACTACCACAAGTGTTCGCGTTCTCGGACAAAGTGGCAGCAGAGTGGTTCGCACCAGCAGGGTTGAACCGTGGTGGTATTTCCGCCGCCGTTCAAGTTGAGAAGCGCCTCACTCGTGACAACCGTGACGACCTCTACGAAGGCCGCGTCAACCCGATTGCGCTCTTCCCAGGCACCGGGGTGGTCGCCTTTGGTCAGAAGACGTTGCAAGCATTGCCGTCAGCACTCGACCGAATCAACGTTCGTCGTCTGTTGATTGCAGTCAAGAAGTTCATCGCATCCTCGGCACGTTTCTTGGTGTTCGAGCAGAACGTGGAAGCAACTCGTCAACGCTTCTTGAATATCGCTAACCCATATTTGGCATCCATTCAGGAACGTAGTGGATTGTTCGCATTCAAGGTCATCATGGATGACAGCAACAACACGCCAGACTTGATTGACCGTAACATTCTCGTTGGTCAGATTTACCTACAACCAACGCGCGCAGCTGAATTCATCAGTCTTGAGTTCAACGTCCTTCCGACCGGCGCGGTGTTTCCGACCGGCGCATAATCAATGGCCGCGGAGAGTAATCCTCACGGCCTAATGGGTGCTAACTATGTTCGATATCAAAACGTTCCTCGCGGAAAACAAAATCGTCATGAAAGAAGATGTGATTGATAGGATCGGTGATCGCATGACTGTCTTGGAAGATGATATGGAGGGCCATTTGTCTGATATTAAGGGAAGTCAAACGGTTGCTAAAGCTCGCGCTGCATTGAAAAAGTTTAATTCTGTAGCTGAACGGTGGATGACGTTGATGGAAAAATACGAAGCTGAAGAACGCAAGCTGTCGTAGTATTCAAAACAGCTAATAGGAGTATAACATGTTCGACATCAAAACGTTCCTTACGGAAAATAAACTTCCATTACACGAGGTCACACCTTCCCAAGCAATTGCTGCCAAAATGGGTAGTGCAAAGTTGTCTCTTCAACAATCTATTAGAGCACTCAATCAAGGTATAGCACTAGCAAAAGAACAACCAGTATATCATAATGCTCGGTGGGAAATGGTAGAGTTTGTTGAAAGATTACAAGACATATCACGAGAACTTGAAGAATGGTCTAAGGGGCTATAACATGTTCGATATCAAAAAGTTTCTCACGGAAAACAAGCTCACTTCCGCTTCCAAGATTGACGAAGCTAAGAATCCGTTTGATCTCTATGCTGATATGCCTGGCGTCGATCAAGCAACGACTGCAATTCAAGCCGCGCTGGATCGAGCAGCCGCTGCCGTCAAGACTGGTAAGATTTCTCCTCAACGATCATGGAGTAAGATGATTACCCCCGTTCTCAGTCGATATGAAAAATTTGGTGCAGAAGACACCACATCGGAAGAAACAATTATTCGTCGATATGAACGTCTGATTGGCAAGAAAAACAGTATCACGAGGCTTTGGCTCTAATGCTCTATCATGGTAATGACCCGTTAAGGAGTAAATTCTGGCAGCTCCCCAATGGCTATTGGCGCGCCGTCAATTATATGGGGAAGCAGACTACTTGTCGGTTGCAAGTGGAAGCACAGCGGTTTGCGGCCAGGCCTGATCCTCGTCAAGTTGATATGTTTCCAAATAAGGCTAATGTTGATATGATGCGCAAGCCATGTAAGAAGCATCGAGGCGGCACTTTCATGGAAACATCTCAAATGGATGATGCGCAAGGCGAATTACACTGCACAAAAGGTGGTGAGACAGTCAAGCGTTGGCAGACTGTCGAAACGGCTAAGAAGTTCACCAATGCCCCTCTCAAAGAAGTACAACGGTTTGCGTCAAAAGGCAAGCAGCTCAACGAAGCAACTAAGTTTCATGATGCATACGAAGAGAGAATTCGTGCTGGCTGGTCTCCGCAGGAAGCTGCTAAATGGGCAGTTGCGCAACTGAGCCCCGAGGAAGTGCGAAAATATGCGGATAGTGTCAAAGAGCAAGGCATCAGTTTCCCTGGCAGTGCGCCGGGAACGATTCCTGCTGACTATCCTGGCCGCAAGCAAAAGGTCGCCGCAACACGCAAGAAGCTAGACAAGGAAAAGAAGAGCGTCACTGAAGCCGATGATGCAGCATCGTGGCGCAAGAAGCTCAAGGATGTTCTTCCTGATACCGATAAGCTAGAAATCTACGTTAATAAGAGTTGGACGAAGGTTGATCCGCTTGTTTTTCGCTCCTTCACCGGTTCCCGTCAACGTAACGGTCAACCTTATAAGGGACCATGTTACGTCTGGCTAACTAATAATCGACTTCTAGGGCGCCGGCACGCCTCCGCAGGCCCCCCGAACCCAGGCGGCGCCGGCGCCCCGAAGGTGCCCGGCCCGGAAGAATCTGTCAATGAAGCAGTAAAGTATCGCCCCGGCCAAGAAGTATGGACGGTTCGGGGGCAAGGCACAATCGTTAAAGCTCTTCCCGATGGCCATTACAAAGTCAAATTGCATACGGGTGGTTTTGTTATTGACAGTGGGGACGAAATTGAAGCGCAATCCTTTAGACCAAACGAAGCAGCGCCGTCTGCCAATCTCAAGAAGATGCCGCCAACCAAAGGTGCATTGAAGAAAGGAATGAAACCGAGTCAAGCCTTAAAAGCACTGCCGTCACGAATGAGTAAAGCAGCTCAGTCCGCCGATACGGATCAGTCTGATCGGGAATACATTAAGCAACTTCAGAGCAAGTCAGGCATAAAAGAAGCCAAGGAGACTACACTACAAGCAGTTCGCTCTCGCAGAGAAGCAGAAGAAATGGCCGCTCATGCTAAACAAATGTCCTCCGTCAAAGATGCATATGTTAAGGAACTGCCTAATGGACAATTTCAGCCTGTTATGGTCATGAAAGAAGCCGTTGATCCATATAGCAAAAGGCTGGTCGGTGGTATTCGTGTCAAGACAAAGCGAGAACTGAATTATAGCAAGTCTGATCAGCCCGGTACCGTTCCCGCGGGCACAATGATTGAATTGAAGTTCTCAGAGAAGAATCCAATGTTCGCTTACTTCGAACATAATGGTGTGTGGCGCACGTTGTTCCTTAACAGCGGAGCAAATAGTGTGTCGGGAATCACTAAATCACCGTCTCAGTCAACGCTAGAACGTATGATGAATGACGGGATAGCAACCAGTGTTACGGGCAAGCTCGTTGAGCCCGACGGATACGGCCCAGATGGGTCGCCGTCATGGCTACTGGCACTTGGCTTGATCTAATTCAAGGTAAATCACTACTTATAGACTGAAGGCATAAAGCTATTTTGGAGAAACAGCATGGCAAACTTAGTCGCTGAACAAGAGATGTTTTTCAACTCATTCGAACCGAAGATGGTCAACCGGTTCATCATGTTCATGGATGGGGTTCCGTCCTTCATGGTGAAGGGAGTTGCACGACCGCACTTGACACAAGACGCAAAGGCGCTGCCGCATATCAATGTCGTGCGATATATCAAGGGACGTTCGGTGTGGGGAACAATGGGATTTACTCTCTATGACCCCATTGTTCCATCAGGCGCTCAGGCCGTTATGGAATGGATACGATTGGGACACGAGTCGGTCACCGGACGAGACGGTTACGCCGACTTCTACAAGAAGGACTTGATTTTCAATATGTTGGGTCCTGTAGGCGACAAAGTGGAAGAGTGGATCATCAAAGGAGCACAGATCACCGACGCAACGTTCAACAACGCGGATTGGAATACTGACGATCCTATTGAAATCACACTTACTATTCAGCCGGACTATTGTATTTTGAATTTCTAAGTTCAATCTCTAAGTTCTTGTCAAATCTCCCTGTTCACTACTTATGGTATGGACAGGGAGGTTGTGTGCTATGAGTATAATACCAGGCGTAGTGTTCAGCCGCCCGCGCTGGATACCCATTCGAGTGAGAACTAATCCAATGGACCGAGAAGTTTACCTTGACAACGACCATCTAATAGATTACTATTTAGGAGAGCGAACAACCGGTAAGTTTATTACGGGACAACAGCTCACTGCTTATCTTAGTCTTAATCCAACCGGTTCGGCCATCGTATCGACGTGGTATGGCGGCCCAACATCGAGCTTGGTGAGTGTCACACAATTCACATCCTCGGTCACATCGCATGTGTCCGAGTCCATTAATGTAAGTATTCTCTACGAGTTTTCGCAGTCATTGACTACCGTGTTTAGTGGATCAAATATTGGCACGGTCATGTTGTCCGCGTCACTGATCGAAACGCCCGCCGGGTCCGGCGAGTATATAGGCACTATTCCCGGCCCTGACATCACAACCGCACTATCATCCTCGTTCACACAGTCGTTCTCGTCATCATTCAGCGAGACTATTACTACCGGTTCGCTTAGTGCCTCTTTCAGTGCATCGGTGACGACCTCATTGTCTATTACTATGTCCGTGTCTGGCTTCACATCATCTTTTACAGCATCGCAGGAAGTGCCACGAGTTGAGACGGCTAATCGTGCGTTCGGCATCTACGAGATCATTTCATCGGGTTCCTTCTTAAGAGCCAGCACGCCAATGACTCTGCGCAGTGTTCGTTTCCTACTTTAATGTAACGAAAAGGTTATGTTTTAAGTGATAATACATCCTTCGGCATATCAAATCATTCTTACATTCGGCAAGTTCAAGGGCTCAACTCTTGGCTATCTGGCAGAACGCCAACGATGGTATATAGAGTGGCTCGTGGGCTCCACTTTGCCTGAAGTTTGGCGTAGTGCTGCCGCTCGAGTTCTTGAGGGGAAAGCAGTAGACGATCTGGCTCTTCCCAAAACACGTCAAAAGTGGCAGCCCCCGCGCCAGAATGCGTCCGGCCCTGCCGGAATCGTATTGAAAGATAAAAACACTGCCGCTGTACGCTTTCCGTACAATGAGGACCTTTTGAATAGAATAAAAGGAGAGGTTGACGGCCGCGTTTGGAATGGTGACGCAAAGTGCTGGGAGTTTCCAGCCGTGCAACTGCCCAAAGTGGTCACTATCTTTGGTGGTGAGGATAAAATCAAGTGGTCACCGCAAGCGCAACAACGATATTTGAAAGAAGTTCAGCGCCGCCGCGATCTCGACGAGATTAGAGTCAAAGAAGATACTGATCTTCCCGAATTGAAGCAAGGCATGAAGTATCCGTTATATGGATTTCAAAAGGTTGGTGTTGAGTTTGTCATGCGAGCCGGTGGACGAGCAATGATTGCTGATCAAATGGGGCTCGGTAAAACCATTCAGGCCATCGGCTATGCTCTTGCAACGCAAAGCAAGACGCTCATTGTGTGCCCCAAGTCCGTCACGCTGCAGTGGGCCGATGAAATCGAGAAGTTTACTGGAAAAAACACGACGATCTGGACAACGCAGAGTGTCGTCGGGCACGGTAATAATCAGTTTCACGTCATCAATTATGACGCGGTGCGCAAGCAAGCAAAAAAATTGACACAAATCGATTTTGATCTACTTGTATGCGACGAAGCAACATATCTCAAGAATCGGCGGACTATTAGAGCAAAATCTGTGCTTGGCGCCGGCAAAAACAAGAAAGAGTATCCGGGCATTAAGACAAAAAATTTGATCTTTTTGACGGGAACCCCAATTCTCAATCGCCCCATCGAAGCGTATTATCTTCTCAACGCAATCGACAAACAGCGTTTCAATAACTTCTATCATTTTGCTCGGCGATATGGTGGGTGGCAGGGTGATAAGCCTCGTAATCTTGAAGAATTGCATGATCGCACGAAGGATGTTGTCATTCGTCGCCTACGTAGCAAGGTTATGCCGGAATTGCCGGGCAAGCAACGCACAGATGTCCATATTGAGCTTGACAAAGACGAACGCAAGCAATATACCGAGCTGCTTAAGGAGTTGTTTAAGTCGTGGCACTTCACCGGCCAGGCAACAGTCAGTACCATGCCGAAAATTCAAGGGTTCCTGTCAAGTAAGAAACTTGAACGCACCCGTGAGATTATTGATGAGTATCTTGAGAACGACCGAGCGCTTGTTATTTTCTCAATTTATATTGACCCCCTCAAACAGCTCAAATCGGAATACGGCGATCAAGCCGAACTGTTGTATGGACAGACTTCGACCAAGGAACGTCGTGCTATCATCAAACGACTTCAGGCCGGCAAGTCGAAAATTGCGTTAATCGGCCTTAAGGCTGGTGGCATGGCATTGGATGGTCTACAATATGTGACGGACACAGTAATTTTCCTGAACCAAGATTGGGTTCCGGGCAATCATGAGCAGGCCGAAGATCGCACCGACCGCATTGGTCAGACTACACAGGTGCAAGTGCTTTACTTATTATGTAAGGGTACGATTGATGATGATATGCGAGAATTGCTTGCTGAGAAACAAGTCATCATCGACACGGTAGCTGACGGCGAGCTACTTAACAAAGCACGATCACAGTCTACATTTAAGACGTTCGTCAAACGCCTTTCGGCACGCTTCGGCGAAGATTTTGACGCCTGAGCTACTTATAGAAGCAGGTATTCGTTATGGAGGTTATACAGTTATGAGTAATGATCGCAAGTTTCCCACCGAAGTCATTGATTTGCCTTCAAAGGGATGGTTCTACGATCCACAAAGCCCGCTGGCATCCGGCCGCATTGAACTGAAATATATGACGGCCCGGGAAGAGGACATTCTTACCTCTCGAAATTTGATCGCCAAAGGTGTGGTTCTGGATAAGTTGTTACAAGCATTAGTAGTTGATAAGAGCATCGATTACGGTCAGCTCTTGACCGGCGATAAAAATGGAATCATGATTGCCGCACGCGTTCTTGCATATGGTAAGGATTACAAGACTAATGTGACGTGTCGCACATGCGGCCACGTCACCAAAACCAGTGTTGATTTAACGGCGCTAGTTGAAAAGACGATTTCGGAACCTACAATAAAAGGCGTCAACGAATTTACATTTACACTTCCACTTTCGGGCAAAACCCTAAAATTCAAGTTGCTGACCCATGCAGATGATGAACAAATTCAGTTAGAACTTACCAAATTGGATGGTGTAGATTCTGAAGTAGATCATACGATGTCTACACGATTGAAGTATATCATCACAGCAATTGACGGCAATGATAACAAGCAGGCCGTTCGAGATTTTGTGGACAATCAGTTTTTGACTCGCGATGCACGATCATTTAGAGAGCACTATTATTCCGTTAACCCCGATGTGGATATGACATTCTCGTTTGTGTGCAACAATCCAGAATGTAAGCAAGAAAGGAGGATCGCCGTTCCACTCGGCGTGGACTTTTTTTGGCCTGACGCCGGCGTATAAGTTAGGACTACAACAGCAGATTTTCGAAATGGTGTTTTACACAAAGGGTGGTTTTACATACGAAGACGTGTACTTCATGCCTGTCTACTTACGCAACTTTCAGTATAAGCAGTTGTCCGACACATTGAAGCAGCAAGCAGATGCAATGAAGAATGCTACCAAGGGTCCACCCCGCGGCCGATTCACTTCGCCGCCTAAATGGCCACAAACACCGAGGAAAACAGATGGCTAAAGTTCTCAATGAGCAAGGATTTGTGATGCGATTTGTCGAAGCAATTTTCGATTCCATTTTGCGGGAACGAAATGCTGCATTGCGCAAAGTAATGGAGCAAGACCCTAAATTTCGTCAAATTGTTACTAACTTAGAGCGTGGAAAGAAGGAACTCGAACAATGGGCGGCTGAAAAAACTGCTGGCGATCCTGAAGCGCAAAAGGATGCAGAAGTAGCACACCGGCTTACTCATTGGTATGAGAAGAAGCAAGGTAAGAATGGCTGATTTTAACGAAATTGCCGATCAATTTCGTGACCTCGTAGATAGGTTACAGCAAGACCCTGCCCAACTCATTTCTGAAGAGTCGGTAAAATTCGCTACCGATACTGTCCAGAAATTACAACAAAGAACCGTCGAACAACAGAAGTATATTTCTCTCCTCGGTGAAGAAGAACTTATCAGCCGACGTATAACATTAGAACGCGAACGTGTGCTAGCTACGACTGACGAAGCTCGAGCATCAATAACGAGTGGAATAGAAGTTAATCAGAAGATGTTGGAATTGATTCAAGAAGCAAGTGAAGAATATGCCGCGGCAACTGGTCACGTCAAAGAATTGTCAAAAGAAGAAATTGCACTCATCGAACTTGAAATTGCAAAGACCAAGATTCTTCAGGGACAAACTGATCTCACCAAAGAACAAACGACTCAAGTATTAGATCAGATTGAACTTCAAAAGAAAGTTTTGACACAGATTAGTGAAGGTAATAAACTGCGCAACCGAGAAGCAACACTCACACAAATACAAGAGCAATATTTGGGCTTTTCGGCTGATAGTATCAAAAAGAAGATGGACGATGCACGAATGACACTAAATACGACTGCTGGTCGGTTGGCTGTAATCGGTGCAGCACTCAAACATGCATTTGGTGTTGCAACTGACCAACTTCGTGAATTGCGTGATACTGGCCTTAGCATCAACCAAACTTTCGAAGCGGGTGGCCAGATTATTCGCCGGTCCTTTGCTGGTGGATTTCTTCAGATGGGAGCAACGGTAAAGGCTATCGGAGCTCTTCGTGCTGAGTTTGGTGACTTAACGTTTCAAACTGACGCAACTGTTCGTAATGCATCCAATCTTCATACATTCTTCCGTTTGTCTGCTGATGAAGCAGGTCGCCTAGTTGAAGATTTGACTAAACAAGCCGGCATGTCCGCCGAAGCACAAGACAACTTCTTCCGTTCCGCCAAAGCATTCGCAGAAATCAACCGACTCAATCCCGGTCGCCTTCTTGATGCGGTCGCGAAGAACGCGAAGATTTTTGCTCAATATGGTGAGCAAGGAGCCGCCGCATTTTTCCGCTCAGCCGCCGCAGCAGAACGTATTGGTGTGTCACTTGAAGAGATCGATCAGCTTGGTAATACGCTGGTTGATATTGACACGATGTTCCAGAACGTATCACGTTTACGTGGCTTGGGAATTAATGTTGCCGATCCGATGCAACTTGCGCAAGTCGCGCAATATGGTACACAAGAGGATATTGCTGCAGAAATGCAAAAGCAATTAGGCGATGTTGATATTGCCAATCTTGGCCGTATTCAACGTAATCTGTTAGCGCAGACATTTGGACTTGATTTAGCAACCCTGGAACGATTTCAAACCGGTGGTGGTGGGGCAGGAACAGAAGGCGCTGCCGTTCGAGAAAATCTTGCTAATGCAACAGATCAACAAGTCGAGTCGCTGGGTAATTTCGATAAAGGCATGCAGGGAAGCCTTGCTGTGTTGGATGGGTTCACTCGTGGTATACATTTTACAACAATCGCGTTATATGCTATGGCCGCCGCCGCGGCGGTTAATAGCCTCAAGGGCGGCTTGGGAATTGGCAAGTTTCTTGGAATGTCTCTTGGCCGGGGCGGAGCAGCCGGCGCCGCAGCTGCGGCCGGCGGAGCCGGTTCTGCAGCCGGCGGCATAGGCGGAATGTTTGCTAAGATGTTTGGCCGAGGCGGAACGGCAGCGGCAGGTGGCGCAGGAGGTGCCGGACTGTTAGGAACAGCAGGATCAGCGCTTGGTACTGGTGCCGCTGTTGCTACGGCCGGAGCAGTCGGCTTGGCAATTGGTGAACTCATCAATAAGTTGACCGGCACCGCCTCGCTCAGTGATATGATGAAACGAAAAGATGAGATTAAGGCTGCTGAAGCTAGCGGCGCGCAGTCTGAAGTGCGCCTGGCGGCACTACGTCAGATTACTGCACCTATACACGCGGCACAAAGAGCTCGAGAAGAGGGTATGACACGAGCTCAAGCCGATCAGATCATTGATGGAATAGAACGGGGTCATGAAGTCGTTTTGGAGGTTGACAGCAGAAAATTGACGAACGCGCAAGCGAAAGGCCAGGGCCACACCATAGGAACAAGGTAAGACGAATGGCATTTCTCAAAGGATTAGATGACCGCTTTAAGGCGACAGTAGATAAGCTCTACGGTCGTATTACGGATATGAAGAAGTCTGCCGATCTGAATCCGATTGTCTATACGAGGCCCGATGATCCAAACAATCAGCAGGGCGTCGGTAATAGTGATCGACTCGTTCCGATTGCTCATGTGATTACTGACCAGCGCCGCATGACTCGCTGGCTGACTAGCTCTCGGGGAATACTCTGGCTAGCAAAGCAACAGCTCTTACAGACGGGTAATACAATCAGTGAGACGCGGCTGATCAATCCGTTGTTCATCAATCTCAATCTCACGCCGAATGAGCATTTCAAGCGACAACTTCGTGATCAGACTGATGCTACTCTTACCAGCGATGAGAAGTCGCCCGCGAGCACCCGGCAAGTTGGCAGCGCCGGCCGACTCCAAAAGGAAACCGCTAATCAAGCAACGGTTCGCATCACCGGCAAGCCGAATGCTGGCAGTTTGCTTTCGGCACTTACCACCAACCAAATAGCGCAGACACTTATTGGCACTTTGGGAATTGGTGGTGGCGTTGGCACGCTCGGCGTCAATGAGCGCCCTGAGTTTAACGTTGCAGGAAAACTCTACTCTGTCGTACTTCGTGAAGGATATACGCCGTTCGCACAGCGCGCCACTCAACTTGCTGCTTCAGCACTTGCCGCCGCCGGGACGGTATCATCTATTATTGGTTTGCCAAACATTTTCCGCAATGTTAATGTTCCTACTGGCCGAGCGATTCAGTCGCAAAGCGATCAGATGCGATACTTCATAACAGGACCGGATACTGTTAAGGGATATCTGAAGGATGCGAGTGGACTTGATCGTCTACCAACGCTGTTCACACCAACGTCGCAACGCATTGACCGAGCTATTCGTGGGTCAACGCTACTACAGACTGGTGGCGTAGCTGCTATCACTTCACAGTTTGGATCGGCCGTCCAGAAAGCAAAAACATCTATCGCATCAACGAATGATACTATAACACCAGCGTCGCCCATTCGCAACGATCAGCAAACAATGTTGGATAAATTGCAATTTCCTGATGATGCTATAGAATTAACGTATCAGACTGATTCCCGGTCAGAATTTGTTCGCAAAGCTCTTAAAGAGCAAGCGTCGCTGATTCAAAAATATACTGATAATATCGGCACTGATGCCGTTCCTAATCGTGGTATAGTTGGCGGTATAACACTTGAGAAATTGCGGCAAATTAATCAGGAACGAACAGGTACGCCGTTTATGGTTGGTGGAGCGGTTACACAAATTCCTTCTCGTGATCCGTTCAAGGATGATATGCTAGCACAGCAATTCTTCCAAGGATTGCCGCGGCGAGAGATCGGTGTCAAAGATACTCGCACTGCTCCTGGATATTATCACGACACTTTGAACCTGATCCGCCGGGTCGCGGGCAATGAAGTACCAACTGAGATTAATGGTGTTTCAACGCCCCAAGACCTGATTACGGTCACGATTTATGATAAGGTGAATGATCGACTTGAACCATTTAGAGCAATGCTGACTGGCATCAATGAGACAGTGAAGCCTGAGTTCTCCGATACGAAATACATTGGCCGTATTGAACGCAATATTGTGTACCTTGGTGCGGTTCGTTCATTAGCATTTAGTCTTTATGTTCATGCATGGTCGCCGATTGAACTACAAGCGATTTGGGACAAAGTGAACTTTATTACCGGCCTCGCGTTTCCATCAAAGCAAAGTGCCGATGGGTTCTTACTTCCTCCGATTATTGAACTCACACTCGGCGATTTCTACAAAAATCAGCCTGGATATTTTTCCGGCATACAGCATACTATTGATGATGAAACAATATGGGAAATAGAGCCTGGCGCACAAGTCCCACAAACCGTTCTTATGGCGCTCACCTTTGAAGTGATTGAAAAGGATACTATGACGGCGAACAGCGAGTTCTACGGATTTGGCATTCCCGTCACAGTATAGGAGCACGCATGGCAATCAAACGCACCATCAACGACGATACGAAGGTTCTCGGCAGTAATGATCTACGCAGATCGGGTACAGAAGTCTATCGTGCTGCTCGCCCCATCAAGATCAAAGTCGCTGCAGATGACAGCATTATCATAGCAAACGAGGGCGACCGGCTTGATTTGCTCGCTACGAAATTTTATGGTTCGCCTCGGTATTGGTTCGTGCTCGCATCGGTCAATGATCTTGTCAATGGTAGCATGCACGTCAAACCGGGAACGCAACTTCGAATCCCAGCAAAAAGCAGAGTCCTCTAAAATATGGTCGAAGCACGCAACGCATTTCCAGCCCCGAATTCCATTCGTAGATATGTTCAGCGAGAATTGTTTCGTCGCAGATTAAATACGCAAAATAGTTCGCTTGCAATTCCGACGCCTACGATCATGCCATTTGTGCGGTTTACTTCCACGCGACAAGACCATCAAAATCACTACAAGTTCTTTCATTTAGGTTTGCATGGATCGCCCGGCCAAGATATTCCTGAAGCTTTTGGGAATATTTTTGAGATGTCATACGGCGACCGAGACATTATAGGATATGGCTATGGGGATGATGGCAAGCGCAAACCCGTCTCGTCTGATCAAAGCACTGGCACGAGAAACGAAATTGCTGTGCAAGGTAAACACCCAATTCCTGGTATTATCGGGATTCGAGTTACCCATCTTGGTGTTAACGAACCAATCCAAGCTGTTGTAGAATGGATTTGCTATAATCGCACACAACTTGAGTTTCTCCGTCAACACTTTCTAATGGCCGGCGGATATGTAGTTGTGGAATTTGGACACCTGTTCTCTAATCGGATTCCTACGGGCATTTTCGATTTTAGTGAATCAGATGCGCTGGAAAAATTGACGCAGTATGTTGTTGCTGGTCGCAAGGCCATGTCTGATGATCTGTTTGAGCCGGCCGCCGGTAACTATAACATGATTATTGGCCGAGTGACCGATCAATCGCTTGAGTATGTAGCAGACGGAACGATCAAATGCAGCACGACCGTTACCAGCACCGGCGAAGCAGTATTTGGTATTCACAACAACAAACTAATGGGCCGCATCGTCAATAAGGAAGATTCCGACTCATTCACTCGGACGATAAGTGACTTTTTCCAAGATCATGGCAGATTTGATCAGATGCTTTCTGAGCCGGGGCGGCAGAAGTCTGTAATTGATTTGCGGGCCGAATCGGAGGATGAAGTAAAGAACACTACCATTCTCAATCCCGACGCCAATGACCCGTCCCGAAATAGACAAACTAAACTGTTTCCTGAAGAACCACCGCCGCAGATATTAGAGAAGTTTGCAGCTACTGACGGCCGGTTCATTCCGTGGGATATGTTTTTGATCGATGTCCTTGGTGAATTGTTTTCAGCAGTAAAGAATCATATCACAGAAACAGATGCGGTGTTGTTCACTCGCATTAATGATCCAACAACACCCGAACCAGCGGTCGGGAATCATCCGTTATTGGCATCAACTGATCCAGATACACTCGTTATTGTTAAACCGTGGATGGTACAAGAAGGTGTTTTACCTGAACAATCGTATAAGGTGGGGGTTGATCGTTCTCGAAGATTTGCTGTATCTCGCCCGCTGCATGATATCTTTTTTACATCAGGAAGTAATGAGGAAAGAGGATTGCTTAGCAACGGTGTGTGGATTCATGTTCAAGCCATCAAAGACGCATTCTCTCAGCAAAATACTTTCTACGCGTCAGTGATTCAGCTGCTGACTCGAATGAACAATGCTACTCAAAACTATTGGCATCTTGATTTAGCGTTCGATGAAGAGATACAGCAATATAAAATCTATGACAAAAGGGGGGTGTTCAATAGTACTACGATTCCATCTCCATATGTGTTCAATAAAGGAACCCGGGGTGAGTTGCTTGATTTGTCGTTTACGGCTGATTTTAGCAAAGAAGCCAAGTCAGCAATTTTATTGGCATCATTACCACAATTAGAAAATTCAGATGCTTCGGCGGCAAATGATGGAGGAACATACAACGAACCTTCGTGGTGGACGCGGGTATTGAATATTCCCACACTTCATGATATGCTGGGCGAATCGGTCAATGCTGTTCGCAATCGGGGCTTGGGCAAAACAAGTACTCCTGCTCGCCAGCCCGATAAAACAGGTGCTACTAGAGTAGGAGCTACACAAAGTAATGTGACTGCAAATCAACGCGCAGATGAAATAATTGCTCGTGCGACCCTATTGTCACGCTTCAAAAATGTGATGGGCGCTTATATCGTGTTGGGCACGGCCCTCATTCAAGCCATTGGTGAATCCGGCCGCAAAATTGTTGGTTCAATTAACAATTTTGTTGCCCCGGTTCCAACTGAAATCCAAATGTCGCTGACTTTGCAGGGCATTTCTGGTATGACTTTTTATGATACCTTTCTTGTCGATAAACTTCCACGAATTTACGAAGATCATGGAGTTTTTCTGATTAACGCACTAACACATGAAGTGAGCATGGCGGGCTGGAAAACCACCATTGGTGGCTTGTACTATTTTGTGAAGATGCGTGGCGGGGCAGGCGCCGGTGATATAGCAGTCGAACCGACCGACGAAGTACTCAATCTTGGTAATGTATCTATTGAACATGGTTCGGGAATTGATGCTGCAGTAAGAGAACAACAGCAGAAGGCGATCATTAGCGGGCGATTTTAGGCTCGGCGAGATTTTAACAGAATGGCAAATACAGACGACCAGCAAATGCTTGATACATACCGCACTGTGGTTGGTGCGTCGTCGATGCTTGCGATTGCGCCTTCGTTTGTGCCAAGGCCGACCGCCGCAGATTACAAATTCGGCGAAATTTCTCGATACTTTGCTCAGCAAACCAATCAACCCAACGGCGAAATTATTGAAATTGCTAAGAACACATATGATTCGTTGAGCGTGAAATCGTTGTTTCGGGTTGTGAATCTTCGTTGGCGTATTTCCGGTCCTGCGAACAACACAACCGATCCAATCACTGGCGAAATTAATGTTCTTGGCGTTATGTCCGCAAACCAAGCGGCTATCCGACAAGCAGCTAAAACGATGCCAGCAATCGGCCGCAAACTTACAAACACTATTCAATTATGGAACGGATTCTAACGCTTGACAAATGTAGTTGACGGGTGTAGGTTCCATTGGTTATGCACATCATTGAAAATCTCATAGATTACAATACATTCTTAAACGAATACGCTGGACAGACTTCGTTAGTCATGCCCGTGTTTTGTGACGCCCACAAGCACCCAGCGCAAAATACGCTGTGTTTAGTAGGTGTCTACCTCATGGACAGCAAAAAGCTGGTTGGACTTCCATTCAATCATTCCGAGTCACTCAATCTACCGCTTGCCGTGTGTGATGAACTTACAAAAGGAATGGAAATTTGGACGCCAGATAAGAAGGCACTGTTATTTTTGTCTGACGTGGGGTTTCATAAGGCGAAAGATGTTCAAGCGCTAGAGTATGCGGCCTCCGCATCAGTCACCGATCCCACTCAGTTCTATCCTACAACCATTCGGCACTTGCATGAACGTCACTATCATGGCGAGAATGTAAACTGTGCCATTCCGTTGTACAAATGGATGGAATTCTTTGACGCGTACGCCACTCACGCCTGTTCATTTATAGAGACGCATAAGTTGCACATGTCTGATGTTGGCTTCTTGTTTATAGATATTGCGCTCAGCATATTCAAGGCAATTGAACAGAACGGCTTACATGTTGATATTGATCTTTTCAAGCAAAAATTCGCAAAAGCATTAGTCGGCCCCGACGCAAATGGACTCGTTTACTCGCAGTACAACCTCTATACCGCCGCAGGACGCCCTTCCTGTCGTTTTGGCGGTATCAACTTTGCCGCACTCAACAAGGATGATGGTTCTCGTGAAGTTTTCACGAGTCGTTTCAAAGACGGTGCAATGGTTCTTATTGATTTTGAGTCGTATCACGTACGCCTTATTGCTAACATGTTGAATTTCGCACTTCCAACAACGCCCGCACATGAGTATTTCGGTCAGCAATACTTCAAAACCAATGTGTTGACGCCTGAGCAATATGAAAAGAGCAAAGTTGAGACATTTCATAATCTGTATAGTGATACGAACACCGATATTCCGTTCTTTCGTAGTGTCAATGCCTTCAAACGTACGATGTGGAACGAAATACAGTCTAAGGGGTTCATCACGTCACCTTTGTTGAAGAAACGCATTTCTCTTGATCATATTTGGGAACCGACGCCAGCGAAAGTGTTCAACTATCTTGTACAGTTTATGGAAACGGAACGAAATGCTACCGTGCTAACGAAATTGGGAGGATTGTTTGAAAGAAAGCAATCAAAAATCGTTCTTTACAATTATGACTCTATTTTGTTAGACTATTCCGCTCACGATGGACGTGAATTGCTGATTGAAGCAATCAAGATTATGGAACAAGCGGGCCGGTTTCCGGTTCGTGTCAAATATGGCAAAACATTTGGCACGATGGAGAAACTAGTTGTATGATGGTGCTGTTAATCTTGTTATTACAACTTGCAGCACCATACAAGACACCACATCAATTCTTTCGGTGGTGGAATGAGGTTGCAGTATGTGCGGGTTATACAGCACCGGAATCAAAATTGGACAGCATTGAATTTTGGCATGTTAATGCGGAATCGTTTCTCGCAGAGGGCATGCCGGCAACAACTGCATACGCATATGTGAAATACAACCAGATTTTCGTCATCACTGCAAAAATGTATGATGAAAAATATATCAAACATGAAATGCTGCACTTTATTCTATACTGGCACAGGCCGGGATACCAAGGCGGTCATCCCATAGAATATGAGAAATGTGACCTATTGATTAGAGAGAAAATATGAGTAAAATACAAGCTTTGGCAATTCGCATTCAGGTGGTGGGATTGGGATACGTTGGGCAAGCCGTATATGAGGGGCTCCGACCGTACTATGATGTTCGGTGGTCCGATGTATTGAGTTCTCCGCGGGGCCTTATATACGCCACAAACCGAGAGCAAATGCTTCATGATCGAGTGCCAACTGCACGTGATCCGCTCATCGGTCCATTCAACTTTGTATTCATTTGTGTTCCTACTCCGATGTTCCTCAACGGTTCTGCGAATACGCGGTTTGTAGACGAGGCGGTATCAAAGGTATGCAGCGCAGCACAAATCAATCCTGATATTGAGCCACCCGTCGTCGTCATTAAGTCAACCGTTCCGCCTGGAATGACTCAACGACTGAACGAATATTACAGCACAGAACTGAATGGCAAGTTTCAGCTTGTATTCAATCCCGAATTTCTTACGGAAGCAAACTACTTGGCGGATTTTCGTAATCAAACTCATCTCATTGTTGGCGGCCCACGGCCCGCATCAAGCAAATTGAAGCAGATGTATACACTACCATTTCCAGAGGCGCATATCGTAAAAACCGATTCGACTTATGCAGAACTGGTGAAGTATATGACTAACTGTTTTCTTGCAACGAAGGTGTCGTTTGCAAATGACATGAAACGGGTGTGTGATCATTTTGGAGTTGATTACGACAAGGTGATGGAATATGCAGTTCTCGACCCTCGGCTTGGCAAGACGCACTGGAACGTTCCTGGCCCCGACGGACATATGGGGTTTGGTGGAAGTTGTTTTCCGAAGGATATGAACGCATTCATGGCAATCTGTCGGCAGCAAGGTATTTCAATCCCAACCATTTGTGGCGCCTGGGAAACTAATCTTCAAGTCAGGCCCGAACGAGATTGGGAACAGCTGAAAGGCCGTGCGGTCACTAATGATTGACAAAATGCCTGAAATAGAGTTGGTTGTATCTACTCAACATACATCTGGCTCAATCAAGAAGTTGCGTGGGGCGTGGACTGTAGAAATAAGTCCGTGGTCTATATCGGTGTGTGGTATTAATGATCCCGATAATGGATTTTGGCCGGGGTCGATGAAAATCCATTCAGTCACGGGCGAAACATATGGAATTCAGCCTGAAAATCCTCAAGACCCACGAAAGCATTGGCGCTGGGTCGGCTTCCATCGCGATCCTGATGGCACTATATTACCAATGAGTTACGAGGAAGCATACGAGAAGATTTTTGATAATTTAGAGTGAGAGGCATCATACTTATAGCCGACATTTACGGCGGTTATGGGGATGATGAATGCACACTCAACTTTTATGCACCTTCTGCACAGAAGAGTTGCTCAATGAAACAATAGAAAAAATTATCGGCTGTTACGAAATAGCATTTGATTCGATCTATGTTCTGGATAACGTGGATGAACCGGGTTTATTGTGTTGCACGTACAATATCGTGGTAGGATCAGAATCACGAAAGTCTATTCCTCCTTCTACTATTTCTTTGCATCGCAAGAAGCAGACCAATACGCTTTACACAATCAATGCGCTCAACAAGATCGTCGCAGAACGAAATGACGGAATGGCTGACAAGAACTTCCAGATTGATTGGGAAGATTTGCGCAACATGATACTCGTGACGCAATATGGACATTTGAAGAAAATTCCCACCAAACTTCGAGAAATCCACAAGCCCAGTCGAGGCAAAACTTTAAAAATAATTGAACGATAAGTTATTGCAGTATAAGGATTTATAAGTGATTACAAATGTGCGTGACATGCATGTGCGAGCTACTTATAGAAGATGTACCAATGGTTCCATTTAACGTTAAACACTCAACACTAACGAGTTAAGGAGAGAAGCATGACATTGGATTTTGATGCGCTTCGTAAGAAATTGAATACTTTGCAAGGTCAAAATGACCGCAAGTCCGCCTTATGGAAGCCGCCTGAAGGCGCCTCCATCGTCCGAATCGTTCCGTGGAAGGAACGCGCAGACAACCCCTTCATTGAACTCTATTTTCACTACTTGGGCCGAAAGACACACTTGTCGCCAATTACACACGGCAAGCCTGACCCAATCGCAGAGTTTGCCGATAAGTTGCGTTCCACCGGAGAATCGGATGATTGGAAGTTTTCAAAGCAATTCTCTCCGAAACTCCGAACCTTCGTCCCTGTCATCGTTCGCGGTGAGGAAGATAAGGGCGTTCGGTTTTGGGGCTTCGGAAGAACGGTTTATACTGAATTACTCAAGGTTATCAATGATGAGGATTGGGGTGATATTTCTGACCCAAAGAACGGTCGCGATGTCAGTGTTGATTTCATCCCCGAGAAGAAGAGCGACACTAACTTTGCACAAACCAAGTGTTTGGTCAAGCCCAAGGAAACTCCGCTAAGCAAGGACGCGGAACAGGTGAATAAGTGGCTCACTGAGCAGCCTGATATCGGTGAAATCTTCGAGGAGCCTTCCTATGAAGAACTCGCATCCTTCTTAGAGAGGTATCTCAATCCCGAAACCGGCGAAGACACTTCTGTCACAGCTACAATTAAGGGTGAAGCAGCACCAGCAGTAGAAAAAGCTGTTGGCGCAACGCCTACGGAGAAGCCCGCAAAAGCAAAGGCAAAGCCGAAGGACAAAGCAGTTTCTGCAGTAGAAACAGACGAGGAGGATTCGTCTGATGTAGCACAAGAATTTGAACGTCTATTCAACGAATAATATAGCAATCGTGGCGAGCCGGCACCCGCTGGCTCGCCATTTGCTTAAAAAGGATTCCGCATGGGAAAGATCAAAGAAGATTTAGCATCAGTCATCGCGGACCAGCTGAACTCAGCAAGTGGGCACAAGGTAGCATGGTTTCTTGGCAAAGATTTTGACGCGCCCACCCATTTCAGTCATTTCATCTCGACCGGTTCTTCAATTCTTGACATCGCCATTTCTAACCGTAAAAAAGGTGGCATCGCCTGTGGCCGAATTACTGAGCTGCAAGGCAATGAAGGCTCTGGTAAGAGCCTGATCGCCGCGCACATGCTTGCCGACACGCAGAAGCGTGGCGGTGTTGCTGTGCTGATCGACACCGAAAATGCCGTCAATTATGACTTTTTCGATGCGGTCGGCCTTGATATGAAGAAAATGGTGTATGTCACCGAAAATCTCATTGAAGCTATTTTTGAGAGTATTGAACGCATCGTTGAAACGGTTCGCAAGGCTGACAAGGACAAACTGGTTTGCATTGTTGTAGACTCCATTGCTGGCGCTACGACCGAAGATGAAGCGGAGTCGGAGCACGGCAAAGACGGATACGCCACCGGCAAGGCCATCATCATCAGCAAGGCATTGCGCAAACTCACAAAGCTCATCGGTGACCAGAAGATTGCGTTGGTGTTTACCAACCAGCTGCGAGTCAAGATGAATGCTATGCCGTTCCAAGACCCGTATACGACGAGCGGGGGCAAGGCAATCGCTTTCCATTCGTCTACGCGCCTACGATTGACTCTTGCTGGCACGCTCAAAGACGCCAACAAAGAAGTCGTCGGCGTTAAGATTAAGGCAAAGGTTATTAAGAACCGCCTCGGTCCACCATACCGCACGGCAGAATTCAATGTGCTGTTTGACCGAGGCATTGATGATTTTGGTTCGTGGTATGAAGTGATGAAAGAACGCAAGTTGCTCAAAATGGATGGTGCATGGGCAACATGGGAAGACCCCGAAACCAAAGAAAAGATCAAGTTTAACAAGTCGCAGTTTGTTGGTGAGATTCTCAAGGATGACAAACGCAGAGAACGTATTTACAACCAAATTGCTGAGTCCGTCATTATGAGTTATGCAACGACCGATACGCTTGAAGAACTGGCAGAGAGCCCCGAGGAGGCTGAATGAAACTGCTGACGGGTGATTGCGTCAAGCATATGCAGAAGCTACCAGCCGATAGTGTGGATTCTATCGTATGTGATCCGCCCTATGGCCTGGAATTCATGGGCAAAGAGTGGGACAAGCTTGGAGACGTGCGCCAACCAGGCGACCCCACACTCGTTAAAAGTCCGGGACCAATCGGTCGCTCAAAAGTAAGATATGGTGGAACAGCGGCGTATCGTTCTAAGAACACTGCTCCACGTCAGCAAGAATGGCACTATCGCTGGGCAGTGGAAGCTTTCCGCGTAGCAAAGCCCGGAACATACCTTGTTGCATTTGGTGGCACCAGAACATTTCACCGACTGACGTGTGCTCTTGAGGATGCGGGCTGGGAAATTCGTGACTGCTTGATGTTCTGCTATGGGTCAGGCTTCCCGAAGTCGCACGATGTGAGCAAGGCGATTGACAGGGCCGCGGGAGCAGAGCAAGTGGTGGGCACGAAGCCCGACCGATGGACCGGCAAGGGTTCAGTACTCCCGCTATCGCCGGTCGCGAAGCAATGGTCTGGCTGGGGCACCGCACTCAAGCCCGCCTGGGAGCCGATCATCCTCGCACGCAAGCCCTTGTCTGGCACAGTCGTCGCCAACGTCAAGAAGCATGGCACTGGTGCGCTCAATATTGACGCAACACGTATTGATACAGAGGGCAGACCGCATCGTATCATTGATCCCAAGGCGTCCGCCAATGGCTCGGTTTATGCCGGCCGCCGAAATGCCGGAGCCGGATTTGATGGTGGCAGCAAAGCAATAGGAACATTTGATCTCGGTCGCTGGCCCGCAAACGTCATTCTTGACGAAGAAGCAGGAGAAATGCTCGACGAGCAGAGCGGTGAAACGGTCAGTGCGGGTGGGCAAGCAAGTCTTGGTGCATTTCGAAATGGGCTGGTGTATGGTGTAGGACGCGATGAACGAGAAAGTCGTGATCCCGGTTTTGGCGACGTAGGTGGCGCATCCCGGTTTTTCTACTGCGCAAAGGCCAGTCGAGCTGAACGAGAAGAAGGGCTCGAAGAGTTGCAAAGCAAGCCAGGAAGTTCTTCCGTACGTGTCTCACCCACCGACAACATGACGTGCGCGGCCTGCGGTCGCACGCACCCAGCGTCCTACCGTGGCTCGTGCCAACGGTGTGGCGCCGACGCACTCGCGTTCGCCCCGAGCGCCATGGACGGCCGGGGACGTGGCGGCGCGTCAGGCGTGACGCGCAACCACCACCCCACCGTCAAGCCGGTCGCACTGATGCGCTGGCTATGCCTGCTGGTCACGCCCAAGGGTGGCACCGTCCTCGACCCGTTCATGGGCAGTGGCAGCACGGGCATCGCAGCACGCCTCTCTAACTTTGACTTCATCGGCATTGACAAAGACAAGGAATACGTCAAGATCGCAACTGCTCGTATTGACGCATATCAACGATACGAAGACATGGCAACGCATCCGTCACTACCGCCGATTACTAACGCAAAAGCAGAGGAGTTTTTCGCATGACCAATAAACTACGTGTAATATGGTCTATGGATGGAACACAAGACATGGATGCCATGTTTAGCAGGCGGCCCTGTATTTTCGCTAAGACGCATGAACGAGTTCATCAATGGGCGTACCGAACCCATCGGCACGATGCTGTGATTGGATCATGGTGGTATAGAATGTGGGGTTGTATTCCCAATCCGTTCGCACGCAAGACCCCAAACTTCGTGTCTGTCTTGTCTAAGAATATTCAAGAAGAGATCGACCAAAGCATTGTGGCCAACCTTTGTAAGAAATATCAAACGCTATGACCAACCTTCATCAGCGGTTTCTCCAAATGAAAGAGGAACAGCAATCGTCAAATGTCCGAGGCATCAATGGTCGTGTTCTCGTTGTTGACGGACTTAACACCTACATCCGCTGCTTCGCCGCTGTGCCCACTATGAATGACGAGGGCGATCATGTAGGTGGTGTCTCCGGGTTTCTCAAGAGTGTTGGTCTTGCCGTTCGCACCTTCAAGCCGTCCCGCGTGGTTATTGCGTTTGACGGCAAAGGCGGCAGCAAGCGCCGTCGCAAGTTGTTCCCTGACTACAAAGAGAATCGGCGCAATATGCAACGCCTGAATCGCACCTACGACTTCAAAGACAAGGATGACGAAGCTATAGCGATGAAGGAGCAGTTGCTCACACTTGCGCATGTCTTGAAGTGCTTACCTGTTGTCGTGCTTGCGCCACAGAATGTGGAAGCGGATGACGTGATGGCATACGTCGCTCACCTTGTCGAAGAACGGGAAGGAAAAGCCATCATCATGAGCACCGACAAGGATTTTCTTCAAATCGTCAACGAGAACATCACAGTCTGGAATCCCATCAAGAAACGTGTCTATCAAGTTGATTCCGTTCTCGAAGAATATGGCATTCATCCGAACAACTTTGCCATCTATCGAGCAATGGACGGCGATGTTTCCGACAACATTCCCGGCGTCAAAGGCGTTGGCCGCAAGGTGTTGATTCGTCGATTTCCGCAGCTCGCCAATGAGGCAAAAGTAGACATCGAAGGCATCATCAATTATGCCGCTCAACAAGAAAAAGGCAAGCTGTTTGAGTCAATCTGCAATAATCGCGAAACCATTGAACGCAACTTTCAGTTGATGCAATTATCCACGTCAATTATGCAGGGCACGACGCATATGGATATCATTGATCGCATGGACAAGTCAGCACTATCACTGAATAAGGCGGACTTGACAAAACTGCTGGCCCAACATAAAATGCTTGGAGCATTCGGAAATTACGACCAATGGTTACAAATGACATTCGCCCCACTCCTCAGATATACTCTATAATATGGCAAAAGACACCCTCGAACGTTTCGGAGCAGAATTTCAATCTAAGGTTTTGACACTTCTTCTCCGAGACATTACGTTTGTTCATCAAACCTTCGATATTGTTGACCCGGAGTACTTTGAATCGGACGCACGCAAATGGATTGCGACGACGATTGTTGAGCACTTCAAGCAATATCGTGCCCTTCCGACTCGTATGGTGTTTCTGTCGGAAGTCAAAAAGATTCAGTCGGACATTACACAGGTTGCTGTAGTTGCGGAACTTCGCAACATTCAGCAGCATGTATCAGATACCGATCTTGAGTATGTGCGAGACAAGTTTTTACAGTTCTGTAAGAATCAAACACTCAAGTCAGCAATCATTAAATCTGTTGACTTGCTTGAAGCACACCAATACGATGATATCAAAATTCTCGTAGATTCCGCCATGCGCGCAGGGACTGCAAAAGATTACGGTCATGATTGGAAAGAGGACATTGATAAACGATTGAAGGCTGACTCTCGTATCACGGTTGCTACACCGTGGGAGCCCATCAATCTTATATTGGACGGCGGACTCGCCGGCGGAGAACTTGGGGTAATTGCAGCACCGTCGGGAGCCGGAAAGTCGTGGATGCTTGCTGCAATCGGTGCAGCAGCAATTCGTAATGGAAAGAAAGTTCTTCATTTCACGCTCGAGCTAAATGACACCTACACGGGCACACGATATGACACATTGTTTTCGGGCATAGAACCAAAAAAGCTCAAAGAAAATTATGATGCCGTCAAGAAAGCTGTGCTTGCTGCGCCCGGCGCGATTAAGATCAAATATTTCCCCCCAAAAGCAGTCAATGCACACAAGCTCTTAGCATACATTCATCAACTTGGCAGTATTGGTTTTAAGCCGGATTTGGTCATCATTGACTATGGAGATTTGCTTCGCTCTAATCAAAAGGCAGAGGCCCGTTACCTCGAATTGAGTGCTATTTATGAGGAACTACGGTCAGTGGCAGGCGAACTTTTCATTCCCTGTTGGACGGCGAGTCAAACGCAGCGAAGTTCAATTCAAGAAGAAGTGATTCAAGCCGATAAAATCGCTGAGAGCTATGGAAAGATTATGGTTGCGGATTTCGTGGCGTCTTTGAGTCGAACACTCAACGATAAGCAAACGAACACCGCACGCGTCCACATCATCAAAAATCGGCTAGGTCCCGACGGTATGACGTTCCCTGCTCGCATGGACATACTTAAAGGAGTTATGGATGTTTTTGACGAGAATTCTACACAAGGAGTTCGTGCTCGTCAAGACATGAAAAACTCTGAGAACATGGTCAAGAAGATGCTGCATAAGCGTCTCACGGCCAATGAAGATCGGCAAGGCGGCAACGACCTGGGCTAATCTTCTCACATTTTAGCGGTGCGGGGAACAAAAGAAATGCAACTAGCCAGCGAAATTCTATCAGACATTACTATCTTCCTGAAGTACGCAAAATATCTCCCAAAACAAAAACGACGTGAAACGTGGCAAGAGTTAGTCGCTCGTAATAAAAGCATGCATCTGAAACGGTTTCCACAGTTGCGTGATGAAATTGAGGCGGCATACAAATTGGTGTTGGAAAAGAAAGTTCTTCCGTCAATGCGATCTATGCAGTTTGCTGGAAAGCCGGTGCAGCTCAACCCATCCAGACTCTATAACTGTGCATTTCTTCCGATGGATCATGCCGATTCCTTTTCAGAAATAATGTTTTTGTTGTTGAGCGGCTGCGGTGTTGGCTACTCTGTACAGAAGCACCATGTTGAAAAGCTTCCCGTGGTCATTCATCCCACCCGCCAGCGCCGATTTCTTATCGGTGACTCTATTGAAGGGTGGGCAGATTCCGTCAAAGTGTTGATCGAAGCATATCTTGGCACAAATGGACAGAAGAAGCTTCCACTTTTCGATTTTTCAGACATTCGACCGAAGGGCGCACGACTAATCACGTCCGGCGGCAAGGCGCCTGGGCCCGAACCGCTAAAAGATTGCCTTCACAACATCCAAAAGGTACTGGACCGCAAACAAAGCGGTGAACGACTTACTCCTCTCGAAGTTCATGATATTGATTGCTACATTGCTGATGCAGTGTTAGCGGGCGGCATTCGTCGAAGTGCGATGATTGCGCTTTTCTCGTTTGATGACGAAGATATGTTGACTTCCAAGTTTGGTAACTGGTTTGAGCTGGAACCGCAACGTGCGCGCGCAAACAACAGCGCAGTCATCCTTCGACACAAGATTGAGAAAGAGGATTTCCTCTCTTTATGGGAAAAGATTCGC